GTATATGGATGGAGCTTATGGGCTTTGCAAAAGAAGAAAAAAAAGAAACTGATAAAGACAAACTATAATATCGTATTTTTTCAGGGCTTATATAAACAACATCCTTATTATGAAAAGGTTAGAAATGAACGAATTGAAAGCAAAGATAAAGTCTCTTGCTGAGCGTAACCGTTTAGCAACAACCGACGAAGAGCGTGCTGCCGTAGCTGCAGAGATGAACACTCTAAGAAGTGAGAACGAACAGGCTTTCATCGAAGCTTTGGAAGCTCTTATTAAAACTACAGCAGATGCCGTGCAGGAGCTGCACGGCAGAAACATTAAAAATAACTAACAATCAGCGTCCGAGCTACCGTCCGAGTCTCCGCAACGCCCATAAACGAATTATGGTCGAAATCCCTTTGTATAAAGGAATTTCGACCATTTGTAGTTGCGGAGGCAGGATTGAGCTGCTATTGCTGATATATTCTACCCTCTTGAGGCAATAGCTTTGGTTATACATTATTGCATTATTAATGGTCTCTATTCTGTCCATATTGCAGGACCATGTCAAGCCTCGCACCAAGTTCAGCATTGACATTTTTTAAATCTTCTATGCGCTGGTTTTTCTCTTCTATGAGCATTTTCAGAGCTTTTACCTCAGCCTTTAACGACGTCACATCGGTATTTACATAGCTACTATTAACCACATTATAGTGTCCGTTTATAGTAGGTACGTCCGACGTACCATCCGACTTTATTAAGATATCCTCTATTGAACATCCTAAGACCTCAGCCATTCTCACTAATGTTGACACTTTGACATCTGGTCGAGCATCAAAGTATGTTATAGTATTGTGCGTCTTTGCTCCCCAAAGACTCTTGCTAAACTCACCAATACTAATACCTGCTCGCTCAAGCAGTTCTCTCACTCTTTCACTTTTTACCGTATTATTTTCGTACCTCATACTTAATAAAGGTTAAATCCTACTTTATTAAGGGTTAAAATCTTAATAAAGTAGGTATTAGTCCATTTTTTGTTTATATCTTTGCAGCAAAGTTAGACACTAAAAACGACATAAACAAACAAATGGAACAGATTTTCAATTCATTGGCCCCGGAGGGTTACTTCGCTAACCTGACGAAAAAAGAGAAGGGTAAATTTCTCAGATACCTGATGGTTACATACGATTTGAACTATAACACCATCCGGCGTAAGCTATCTGGAGTCGCAGCTTACCAGCTTAACACTCTCGAGCGCATGGCTTGCACGGAGGCTATAAAAAAGGAGGACTTATGGCGATACTAAAATTTTTGGAGTTTTTCGTTACACCAGACGGCTTTGTTTACTACAAGAAGCCTGGCGAAGAGTCCAAGCGACTCACCAAGTTCAATACCGATATTGTTGACGAGCTGCACAATGTCATCAAGACGAGGTTCCCAGAGGGATACGCAGCACTTGCTAAGCTATATCGCCGTAATACCTTCAAAATGGTTGAACGTTTTATACGCTGCAACTTTGGCGAGCACGACCTACTGACTCAAGACATCGAGCACGATATCTTGCACTTTGAAGAGGTTCGATGCCCGCTACGCGGCATGTGTGAGTTCGAGCGAGTGATATGTCGCCCTAAGACAATGGTCAATCTCTCTAAATGCGAACGAGAGATAGCCGATCTATACCTCGAGGGGCTTACTTTTACGCAGATCGCCGAACGGCTCGGCAAAAATGCACATACTGTCAAAGTGCAGCTCATGCGCATCAAGGTCAAATGTGGCGTTAGTCATTGTCGCGATATCATTAGAGTCTTACGTCTTAACAACTACTAAGTGGTTCTGATCTGCGACACGTGCAAGCATAAGCGCAACTGCATTAACGGACGCTTTTGCCTAATTAAAAACAAATATGTTGAATACATTAATATAGAGAAATGCGAATATGATAACAATAGAACAATACATAAAGCATATCGATAATCTGAAGGAGATGGGGCTGCTATCTAAGGACTTTCGTGTCGTACAATACAAAGATGGCTGCCTTCTTGGTGTGAATGGCAAGTGTGAGGCTTTCGAGGAAGAGCCTCTCGACTTCAAGGACTATATATGGTGGATAGACGGTTACGCTTATCGCCCAGTATGTCGAGCACGAATGCAGCCCACTGTAGTTCTTGACGATGAAGGTACACTCGAACTCAGAGATACCCCATTTTTCAGTGCGTTTATCCCTTCGCTGAGCATCGATATAAAGATCCTCTGAAAACAATAATAAAGTGTGATATCGTGATTTTGTGGCAGCGATGCGTTGCCACTATCTTTGCAAAGCGAATAAAACCCAAGCGAAATGATTAGCGTAGAACAAATACTAAACGCAACAAATGGAGGTCTGGATATCATTCTATCCATATATCCGCAGGCGCGTGACTGCGTACACCAGAAGAACAAACACTTCTCCATACGCAACGAGCGCACGCCTTCAGCCTCCTTGCGACAATTCAATTCAAAAAAATATGGCGCGATATGGCAGGTCACAGACTTCGGTGGCGAAGGTCGTGGCGAAAATGCCATAGACATCTTTATGCGTGAGAATGGCTACGACCGCTCACGCTTCAACGAGGCTATACTGAAGCTGGCGGCACAGTTCGACATACGCGACGAACTCGACCGCTCTGTGAACCGTCCAGAGATTCGTCAGCGTGAAGCTCGTGCAGACGAAAAAGACGGTACACGTCCTTTCGAACTCAACGAGAAGTTTACTGAAGCTGAACTCAAGGCGCTCGGCCCAAAGGTGACACAAGACCATGTCGATGCACTTCATTGGCATTCTGTCAAATGGATAGCAAATGTCAAGGACCGTAAGGTGACGGTCAAGTATTCTACCGAGCACTATCCTATATTCATGCGCGAATGTGTTATCAAAGAGGCCGTGGGCGACCAGCCGGAAGAGAAGTTCTATAAGGTATATGAGCCTTACAACTGCGACAAAGGCTTTCGTTTCTCGTACACGCCTGCAGGTGCCAAGCCGCGCTTCTACATTAACGGGCTTGCGGAGCTCAAGAAGGCATATCGTGAGTTCAATGCCAAGGAGGAGAAAGAGTGGTACGCAGCGCACGAGGACGGCAAACCGTACAAAGAGCAGAAGCTGCCCGAAGCGGTTATCTGCTCCGGTGAACGCGACTCGCTTTGCTGCAAGTCCATGGGCTACTTTCCTCTATGGTTCAATTCTGAGACCTACCAGCTCTCTGTCGACGAGTATAAGGAGATAATGAAGAACGTCGAGGTGCTCTACAATATACCCGATATCGACGAGACAGGGCGACGCAAAGGTCGTGAGCTCGCGTTGCGCTTTATCGACATCCATACGGCATGGCTCCCGGACAAACTTCTGACTTACAAAGACAACCGCGGCAAGCCTCGCAAAGATTTGCGCGACTGGCTCGAAATACACAGCGAGCGCAAGGACTTCCGCAATCTGCTGAAGGTAGCCATGCCTGCCAAGTTCTGGGTACAGACTATCAACAAAGACGGCAGACCGAAGACAGAGGTTGACACAGCTTGCTTGTACAACTTCCTTCAGCTTAATGGTTTCTATGCCCTCCACGATGAGAACTCGGCTAACACTCAGTTTATACGCATCGAGGGCAACATCGTTAAGCGCGTTAACGTGAAGGAGGTGCGCGAGTTCATACGTCGGTGGGTGGTCGATAGATTCGAGGACCGCAATATTCTCAATCTTGTGCTGAATACTACCAAGCTATCACCTGCAGCTCTTGAGTCGCTCCAAGAGATAGACCTGAACTTTACCAACTATACGCCGAACTCGCAATACTTCTTCTTTCCGAATAAGACCATCGAGGTGTGCAAGCCGTCCGAGGCTATCCCTAATGGGCTCAAAGAGTACGATCCAGGCGCAGACGACTTACATAACTACGTCTGGGAGGAAGGCGTTATACCGCATCGATTCAAGTCACTACCAGACATGTTCAATATTAAGCAGACACAGACCACCGACGGACGCACACATCTCGATATCGAAGTCCTCAATGTTAAGAGCAACTTCTTCGGGTATCTCATCAACACCTCGCGACTATACTGGCGCGATGAGACCGAGACCCGCTTCGGCGAAGATAGAGTGGCTGCTGCTGCATATATCAAGGCGAACCCATTCCGCATCGACGGCGAAGGACTGCAGGCGAATGAGATAGCAGAGCAAAAACAAAACCTTATCAATAAAATTTTCACCTTCGGATACATGCTTCATCGATATAAGGACTTTGTCAGGGCATGGGCTCCATTGGCTATGGACAATAAGATAGGCGAGGAGGACGAATGCAATGGTCGTTCCGGAAAGTCTTTCTTCTTTAAGGTACTCTCATTTATGATGAATACCGTAAAACTATCCGGACGAAATCCGAAGCTCATGGATAATCCGCACGTGTTCGACCAGGTGAGCCAGTTTACGGACTTACTGCTCGTCGACGACTGCGACCGATATCTAAACCTCGGTCTATTCTACGACAACATCACGAGCGACATGACGGTGAACCCGAAGAACAACCGCTCATTTACCATCGGTTTCGACGAATCACCTAAGCTCGCATTCACGACCAATTACGTACCTCAAGACTTTGATCCATCCTCAGAGGCACGTTCGCTCTACATGGTGTTCTCCGATTGGTACCATCAAAAGACCGATGACAACGACTACCACGAAACAAGGACTATCCGAGATGACTTCAACAAGACACTCTATGCCTTCGACTACAGCGACGAGGAGTGGAATGCCGACCTTAACTTTTGGCTGCAGTGCTGCCGGGTATATCTCGCACTAAAGGATACAGGCATCAAACCGCAGCCCCCAATGGGTAACATGGAGAAGCGCCATCTGAAGGCATCTATGGGTGCCAACTTCGAGGACTGGGCAGAAGGCTACTTCTCGCCCGATGGCGGTCACCTCGATGACTACATTGCACGCGACGAGGTGTTCAACGAGTATCAGCGCTTCTCCAATGTCAACCGCATCACCATGCAGGCGTTCACCAAACGTCTCAAGGCGTTTTGCAAACTGTGTCCGTGGATCGACTGCATGAATCCTCCGGAGCTATGCAACGCCGGTGGTCGCATCCAGAGAGCAGTGCAGGTCACTGCAGAGCTTCGCAAAACAAAGGATATGATATATATCCGCTCAATATCGCAGAACGCACGCCCTGACAGTCCGAAAGACCAAGAACTGACCTTCGACGATGCAGACGAGCGACCTTTCTAAACAAACAGACTAATCATTTCGCTTTAAATCTTCAATAGGGTGGCGGACTGCCAGGTAATATCACCTGTGTAGTCCGCCTTTTTCTTTGTCAGCACATTCCAACACCTGTAGCAGATTGTTCCATATTTCCGCAAATCTTTCAGACAGCCCCACCGGACTTGCCTTGCCTCTCCCCGACACCCCTCTCTTATTTTGTACAAAAACTTTGTGATTTTGTAACAGGTTGTTGCAAAAAGTATAAAATATATTGAAAATAAGGGAGTTCCGCTTGTCACAAATTGTCACAAACCGCCGTCACAAAGTTGTCACAAAGTTTTTCAAGTTGTGACATGGTTTCCTCGCAAAAGTCGGTATAAAGTTTGTGATGACCTGTCACAAACTTGCAACACGAACTTGCAACACCACATCACTTTGATAATAAGCTACTTATCTTCACGTTGTCACACATCACATTGTCACAAAAAATTATTGCAAAATCATATCAGACGCACAGAAAACTCAGAGAACAAGGCGAAAAACAATAGCTAACAACTAAAAAGCACCCCTATATAGTAGGATATTTGTTCTAAATTTCCTACTTTTGCAAGACACAACATGCTTAATCAAAAAATGGTACCAAACATGTCCAAATATCTTGTCTACCTCACTCTAAAACCTTTCATTGCTCAATGGCTGCGCCATCACTTCGGCGACCCTGTAGTATTCCCGGCTCAAAGCGCCGAGAATGCTTGCATCCGTCATTTTCTCACGCGCCAGCTTGGTTCGTTACCGCTAACACGTGGCGATGATGATGTTGCTATCTGCATCCCCGACTCAAAGCAGAAGCCGGTCGTAACCTACAACTACCTTTCTGGCAATGCCCGCAAGGCTGTTGCCGAGTGCATCGAGGACACATTCAGGCTCCAGCTTTGGCGCGATCTCGCCGACATCGAGCTGTGCCAGTGCACACTACTCTCTGCTGTTAGAGCGTGGTGCGAGGCTAACGGCATAGATGTCGAGTACGACTACACGCTAAAGATGCGTTTCCAACGTATGCGCAACTCCTACCTCAAGCATGGTATCGACCTCAGACGAAGATCTCGAGTGCGCGACAATAAAAACTGTTAAATATTCTATAAATCGCACGGATAAGATGCCCATTTTTGTTCGCGCCCGTTCGTCACTTATGTTCAACATATAAATATAGCTCTATATGAAGTCGATAAAGCTCGTTAAGTCTGTTGCTTATGCTTACAGCACCCAACTCGAAGGCTCGGTCCTCATCGCCAACCGCACCATCCGCATCCCATCCAACATCTTGTGGCGCTCAATTTGTGTCAAAGATCATCCGTCTATGGTCTCGTCTACCAAGACAGATGACAAGAACAAGGTTATAACCACCACTTTGAAGTTCCTTACACCTGACGATTTGAATATCAAGCGCCGTCATTTGGTGTTCAAGGTGACACTCATCGACGATCGTCAATTTCTTGTTGGCTCCTCTGAGCGACCTTACCCGTCTGTAGAAATCACCGAGAACTGCCCCGATGCTGTCAAAGATAACCAGCTCAACGAGGTCGTTGTAACACACAAATCTCACGAGATACCCCCATATATTAAGGTATAGTAGTATTTTGTACCACAGGCTTCTCAAGCTACCTTTGTCGTAAATACTTATCATATATGAAATATCATCTCGTCATATCAGGCACTATTGGCAGTTGGTGGAACGGTTGTTCTGCCGACTATGTCCGTTATGTGCTCAATAAGAATAGTGGTAAAGAAGTGCATGTCGGCTTCTGCTCACTCGGCGGCTTCGTTAAAGATGGCTTGGAGATTAACCAGGCTTTCCGTGACCACGGCAACGTACACGCTCACGCCTTCGGCATGAACGCATCTATCAGCACTATCGCCATGCTTGGCTGCAAGACTATCGACATCGTCAAGGGCAGCTTCTTCCTTATCCACAACGTGTCCACTCTCATCTACAAGTACGAGCAGAGCAACAAGGAGCAGATTGATGCTTTCGTGCGCAAGCTTCAGGCGCAGCGCGACTCGCTCAAGACCTTCGACGACGTGCTCGCCTCTATGTACGCCGACAAGACCGGAAAGTCTGTCGATGAGTGTCTCGCCCAGATGAAGAAGGGCAACTGGCTCACCGCGCAGCAGGCTCTCGACTTCGGACTTGTCGATTCCATACGCGAAGACAAGGAGGCTGAGAAGGCAGCCAACGAGTTTACCGGACAATTTACAAACTCTTACAACATATCTCAATTTAAGGATGCAGGCATACCGCCACTACCTCAATCACTTGCCTCGGAAGACGCAGCAGCTCGTGTCGCGTCAGTGGTTGACGGTAGCGGCAATCCAACTCCGAGCTTCATCGAGAAGACGTGCGAAGGGCTCAAGAACCTCTTCCGTAACCAACACGCATCAAAAACTTCAAACAAAATGATTAAAATCTTTGCTTGCGTCATGGCATTGCTCAATGCCACTGACGGTTTCGCAACTAACGAGGATGGCAACATCACCCTCACCCAGGAGCAGATGAAGAGCATCGACGATCGTCTTCAGGAACTTGAAGAGAAAGAAAAGACTAACGCAAAGGCGGTGTCTGAAGCCGGCAAGGCTGTCAAGGAACTCAAGGACCAGCTCACAAAGGCTCAGGACGAGTCCAAGAAGAAGGATGCTCAGATTGCAGCTCTCAAGGCCTCTGCTGGCACCACTACTGTTGATAATCCTGCCAACAGCGAGGAGAGCTTCACTGCGCAGGACGTGTTTAACCTTATTAAAGATGTATAATTATGGCTTCTGTTAAAGTAGGCAATATTACATTCGGTACTGAAGAGCTCTCAACGACTTTTCAGACCTACCGTTCAGACTTCCTTATGATGCCACTTCTCGCTCTCGGCGCACTTGCAGAACATTGTTCTGTACGCACCGGCATCCGCTACCGCGAGACTGTTGGCGAGATGTCTGGCAATCTCGAACTCTCTAACTACCAGAAGACAAAGTATGAGGACGCAGCTGTAGATATTACACCGCGTGTCTTCCAGACTTTCTTCGGCAACGTGGTGGCAGGCATCGACCCCAACGCCATCTACCAGAGCATTTGGGGCTCTAACGTTACTAAGGGCGACGGCCTGAAGAACGTGCCTATCGTCGTTCAGATCTGCGCATACCTTGCCAAGAAACTTGGTGAGAATATGTTCATGAACGCCTTCACCGCTAAGCACGATCCCGCAGACTTCTCCAAGACTGCGAAGTGGTTCGACGGTTTCAAGACCGTCCTCGACAAGGATGCTGCCGGAACCAACGAGCTGCAGAAGGTGCTCATCTCGACAACTCTCGGCAACCTCGTAGAGGGTACTGATTCTATCACCAAGGACAACGCCGAAGACCTCATCAAGGACTTCTACTGGAGTGGTACCGATGCTGCCGCTGCCAAGCTGCGCTCGCAGCCACTCAAGCTCTTCCTCAGCGACCAGGCTTACCACTGCTACACCGAGTGCTATCAGGTCAACCACGGCTCGCTGCCGTACAACCAGAACTACGACAAGCGTACTCTTGAGGGCGCAAGCAACGTAGAAATCGTACCACTGGCTAACGTTCCTGCCGACTTCATGCTGCTCACTCCGAAGTCTAACATCTTCCTCGTGTTCAACCAGCAGACCGAAGACGAGAAGTTCCTCGTTGAGAAGTCGCTGAAGAATCACTATGATGTAGACTTCATCGCCAACTACTTCTTCGGCACGCAGTTCCAGAGCGTATCGCCCGAGGTTCTGCGCTACTGGCGCAAGAAGGCCTGAACGAGGTCGCTAACATTTGTTTAACATTAAAACTTATCATTTATGGCAAAATGTACTGGCGCCGCATCTATTTACGGCGATATCTGTTTCACACCGGGAGCAAAGTCGCTCCCTGGTGTACGTGGCTGGGTCTTCGGTATTGCTAAACGCGACATCTTAGGATGGCCAACCATCGGCTCGGAGACACCAAAAGCGATGGACGCTGTCGCTAAGTATACCGGCGACTTCAAACTGGCTTCTGATAAGAAGTGGCACAAGATTGGTCTTATACCTAACGAATCGCAGCTGCAGGTCGAGTCTCAGGGCACTTACGGCTCTAAGACATTCAAGGTCACTGGCACCGCTGTCATTCCCGGCACCGAGGAAGCTGCCACCGGCTACATCTCTCTCGCTAACAACGACGAGATGGTCTACCTCTTCATTCAGCGCAACGGCAAGGCACGCATGGTGGGCAGCGAGGCGTTCTCTCCTGAGCTCACGCTCTCGCAGGACCTCGGCAAGGCTGCTACCGATACCAACTCTACAACAGTGCAGGCTGTTGCGTCTGACGAGTATCCAGCTCCGTTCTACCCGGGCAAGATAGAGACTGAGGACGGTGACATCTCCGGCGCTACCGGCCTGCCTATCGTAGCAGCATAGCATTTTCTTTTTCGCACAATAAGTAGTTTAAATTATTGATTGGTTATTTCTGGGGCGGTCCTCACGATAGCGATCGTGTGTACCGCCCTTTTTAAATTTGCATTATAATATGATAGATAAAAAACTTACCGAAGATATGCAGGCATGGCTCAACGCCGAGAAGCACGACCGCGAGTCTGTTGCCCGTGGTGCGGAGATGGTTCTGAAGCTCACGCGCAACATGTCGATGTATCAGACCATCATGCGCCGTCCTGAGCGTTTTGAGTCGAAGGTGCGCTACGAGCTTCAGAAGTTCTTGCCTATGCGTCTCGAGAACATGACTACTCAAGATGTCAAGTTACTCGATGCCGAACTTACTCCACAGATAGCTGCTGCCATCGAGGAGCAGGCTAAGTTCGAAGCCGAGCACAAGGCTGAGGAGGACAACGACACTGAGGTTCCTGAGGGTGGCTACCTTCTGGCAGCTTCCGGCATCCGCCCCGATCACGACAACCTTCCAGAGGATGTGCGCAATATCTGGGCGGAGAATAAGGAGCGTTGGCTGAAGATAAAGAAGCTCTACAACACTCTGCTAACCTTCGAGCAGCCATGCGACCGCTACGAGTATCTCAAGCAGCTGAAGGACTTGTGGTACACCTACAAGAGCGAACTCGGACGTTATGACGGCTACGTCGCTCCTTCTGACGATGCTCAGACTGAAGGCGAAGAGCCTACGCCTGCCGATATCGCTAAGAACATCGCCAATGCGCGCTCGTATATCACCAAGAACGTAGACCGCCTCGCAGAACTCCGCCGTCTGTCGCGCGAGTCCGACGATGCTACTAAGGAGCTCGACGAGTACAACAAACTGCTCACAAAGGTTCGAGCCCGTGTTACCGTGCTCAACGACAACAACGCCCCTATCGGTGACGATCTGAAAACGAAGCTCAATGAAGCAGGCTTATCCCTTCCGTCCGCTGAGTGACGTTCCCACTCAGTACCATCTCGGTACTGGGCTACACACGCTCGGCTTGCTCAGATGGATTCTGAAGCAGACCGGGCGTGCCGACGTTTACGTATCTACTTTCTCAACCTCCGACGCTTTCCTCTGCGGTTTCCTACGTCTGCGCCGGCGCAAGCTGATAGCCAACGCCACGCTCGTAGCCGACCTTAAGGCTGCACGCAAGACGGTGCAGCTCTATCGGCTTATGCAGAGCTGTTTCGACCATGTGCATCTGGCGCAGAACCACTCAAAGATAATGCTTGTCAAGAACGAGAACTATCAGGTTGCTGTTATTAGTTCTCAGAACCAGACCTACGGCGACCGCGCCGAGTGTACAATGATCACTACAGACCTCAAGGCTTACTACTCGTTGCTTGCCGGTCTGAGAGACATCGTCGACAAATCACTTGAGCTAAATGGATTATTCCAACGACTTACTGACAAAGATAGAAAACTATGCGCGGGAGATGATGACCCCGACGGAGATATCCGCCCTTTTGGGTATTGACGAGCGTGAGCTGTGCGACGACATAGCCACTGTTGGCTGTCCTGCACGCGCGGCTTATGTTCGTGGCGCATCAGCCACGGCGCTTGAGCTTCGCCGCACTCTTCACGATACGGCGCTTGCCGGCTCTCCTTATTCTATTCAGGAGTGTCAGCGTCTGCTTGCTGCCGCTCTTTCTGCTGTCACTTAGCATTCTCAACAACCAATACTATACATTATATATATGCTTCCAGTTAACCTCGATGAATATTCACGCTATGTCACCCTCGACGATGCTGAACTGCGTCAGCTCCGTGTCGCCGAGGGTGTATTGCTGCGTCTTCATCGCATACGCGGTATGTATGCCTATTGGTTGCAGTTCCCGTCAAAGGTTGACAACGACCTGGTGCAGTACGATATGGCTATGTTCAAGGTGTCGCGCTCTCTTGCTTACGAGGATCTGCATCTGGTCAAGGTGCTACTCGGCAATCTTCAGCAGACTACGAAGGAGTTCATGCGCTGGAAGATTAACAAGTCTCTCGAGCAGGACATCGCTGCAGCACGTCGCGCCGGCGACTTCCGGTCGGTGGCTGCGCTCTCTAAGGTGCTCGTGGCTAACAACCGCACCGACAAGGACGACGAACCCGACCTCGAATTCGACAAGATCGTGCCTCAGAACTTCGAGCCGACAGACGACCCTACGGTTCTCGGCATCGAGCGCATCCCAGACCTGCGTGGCAAGATACGTGCTCTCTACAAGCGCTACTCCAACACTATGATACAAGATGCTGATTTCGAGGAGATAAAAGAAGAGATAAAACCCGACGAAGATGAGTGATTGCATTGAACAACCAAACCTTCAGTATTTCAACGACGCGCAGTATTACGCACTCGCCATGAACACACGCGACGAGGTAATCGTTGCCGGACGTGGTGTGGGCAAGGGTGCTATTCAGGCGCGCCGTCTGCAGTCGTGCTTTCAGGGTATGCCCGGCTCCATGGGTGGCTTCGTAGCTCCGTCCGTCAAGCGTTGCCTGACCAATATCCTGCCCTCCATGCTCATCCACCTCGAGCGATGGGGCTTCAAGCGAGACCTACACTATGTCGTGGGTCGGCGACCGTGGAAGAAGCTTCACTGGAAGTCTCCTATCTTCACGCCGGCGAACTGGGAGAACACCATCAGTTTCTACAACGGCTCCGTCTGCAATGTCATCTCGCAGGACCGCTCTGGCACGTCCAACTCGATGTCGCTCGACTATCTCATCATCGACGAGGCGAAGTTCATCGACTTCGAGCAGCTCAAGGACGAGACCTTTCAAGCTAACCGAGGCAACGAGATGTACTTCCGCCATTTCCCTCTGCATCATGGCATGACCATCACTTCCGACATGCCTATCACCAAGAAGGGCTCCTGGTTCCTCAACTACAAGGATAAGCAAGACCCAGAACTGGTGGAGGTCATCGAGGGACTGGTCTACCAGATATGGAGACTGAAGCAGAAGCTGCTGAAGACTCCCGACAAGCACGAGCAGATCCAGCGACGCATAGACGAGTACAACAAGCAGCTCAACTTCTTTCGCTCGCAGTGTTTGCTATACCGCGAATATTCATCAATCGAGAACCTCGCACTCCTGGGCGAGGAGTTTATACGCCGTGCCAAGCGCGACCTCCCACCGCTCACCTTCGCCACGTCTATTATGTGCCAGCGTGTGAGCATATCGGCTGACGGCTTCTACGGTGGCATGAGCGAGACCGCCAACCTCTACACAGCACCCAACGAGAGCGTGCTCAACCTGCACAACCTCGCCAACGCCGAGGGTGGTGCGCTGCCTAACGACTGTCGCATGGATGCCGACCGCAACGACAAGCTGCCGTTGCTGATAGCCTTCGATACTAACAACCTCATCAACTGGCTCGTCGTCGGTCAGGTGCAAGGGTCGAAGCTGCGCGTGCTCAAATCGTTCTTCGTCAAATACGAGCGCAAGATTCCTGAGTTGCTCGACGACTTCAATACGTACTACCACTATCATCGCCGTCGTCAGATCATCTTCTACTACGACTCTACCATGGTGGGCACCAACTGGGGCTTGCACTACAACGACCCTCATAAAGAGGTGGTGCGCACGCTGCGCTCCATGGGCTGGGCGGTGCGCGAGGCTTATCTCGGCAACCCGATGAACCACGTACAGAAGAACGCTCTCATCAATAATATGTTTCGCGGGCGTGCCCGTCTGCAAGTGCTCGTCAACCGCGACAACAACCCCGACCTGCTCATCTCCATAACCTCTGCCGGCGTGTACAACGGCAAGAAGGATAAGCGTGGAGAGAAGCTCGCTGAGACCGAGGAGGATAAGCTGGAGGCTCGTACTGACGGCTCCGATGCCTTCGACGTGCTCTGCATAGGCGCGGAGACCAAGCCGGTGTTCCAGGGCACCGGCGGCACAACCAACACATACGGCTAAAATCTCATTTCTCATTTATTTTTTGTTTATACTTTACACCGCTGGCGCGAGATGCGTCGGCGGTTTTTTGTTGGCAATTGCCAAACGTATTTCTATTAATGTAGATCCTTATCTACCTTTGCTTATGTAAAAATCTATTTATATGAGCAACAATATTGACAACATTGTAACACTTGCCGACATCTGCGAGGTCCTGCAGGGCAAGAACGTTGACAAAAAGAAGACCAACGAGCGAGGCGAAGGTTTGCCTATTGTTGTTGGTGCTTCTGACCTTGTACAAGGTAGATTTGTACCTAAGCGATGGTGCAAAGAGAAAATTAACGCCCCCGTCTTTTCTGAAGAGGGCGATATACTGATTTCGGTGATTGGCACGCTTGGCAAGATGGGGGTTAATGCCGATGGTCCAGCGGTGTTGTCTAAGCACGTTTGCGCATTGCGTCCTAAGCAAGGTGTGTCGCGCCAGTATCTTATGGCTGTTATATCACGCCTGCTACTCGATGCCATACCCGATACTGCAGACGATGTGGTACTCGGCTTTCAGAACAAGGTGGATATCGATGTGCTGAAGAAGATACGCTTCACGCTTCCGGCACTGTTCATCCAGGAGTGGTTGGTGTCGCGCCTTACCTCCATTGCCACTATGATACTTGCCTATAAGGGTAAGCAGGAGGATTTTCTGTCGTGCGACGGCATCATCTCTGTTATAGAAAAAGAGCGTAAGGAGCAGCGGGCGCACATGCGAGGGTTGTCTGAAAAACTGGGTAAGATTGCAGATATGCTTGAGAATCTTCCACCAGACAGCGACACGCTACAGATGATAGCTGATGCCCGTAGCGCATATTCAAGGCTTTTAAAAATTCAATAAACATATATAAACATGAAGATAGACAAATCAGTAGTGGAGGTGCTTAAGACCTCCGAGATAGACGGCAGCCTTTTACGTCTGCCTGGGCAGCTGGAACGCAAGCTATACGAACGTGTAGCCAAGGTGCTGAAGAGTATCGGTGGCAAGTGGTCGAGTGCGAAGAAGGCATTTGTGTTCAAGGAGGATGTGGGCGACCTTGTTACATCCATAGCCGATACTGGTGAATTTACGCCAGAACGCCAAACATTCCAGTTCTTTCCAACTCCCGAAGCTCTTGCCCGTGAGATAGTAAAGGTCGCTGACATACGTGCAGGCGAACGCACCCTTGAGCCCTCTGCTGGCCAGGGTAACATTGCTCAGTTCATGCCTACACCCGACTGTATAGAACTCGACCCGAAGAATCGAGCCGTACTTATAGAGAAAGGCTTCCGTGTCGTTGGTGACGACTTTATGACGTTTGAGCCTTCTGAACCTTACGACGTGATTGTTATGAACCCACCGTTCTGCAAGCGACAAGATGCTTTGCATATTCTCAAGGCTATATCCATAGCCAAACGCAAGGTGGTAGCTATAGCCTCATATGCTGTTATGTGGCGTACTGACGGCCCGTACAAGGAATTGCGCGATGTTGTAGAGCATCTGGGTGGCTATATTAGCGAACTTCCCGACAAATCGTTTAAGGAGTCCGGCACGATGGTAAAGACCGCACTTGTAGTAGTGGAAAAAACTCTTTAGTTCTTTTTGTTGATTAGGTTATATTAGTGTAAGCCGCTGGCGCGAGATGCGTCGGCGGCTTTATTTTTTTTATTATTACTACAAAAAAGTGTAGTAAATATTTGTATAATACGAAAATTTGTAGTACCTTTGTAGTGTCTTAAAAAAAGTAATACAATATGAATAAAGAATTAACAGAAGAAGAGGCAGAACTGATAGAAGCTATCAGAGCCCACAAAAGAAGTTACCCGAATGGTCATCCTCAGTTGTTATGGTACGCACAAGAGCTGTTCGATGAGATGACATCAGTTAAGTAATTCTAACAAGGCAGCCCGAAAGGGCTGCCCTAACTAACACAATATGGAAAAGAACAAACAAGCAAAGGACAATACTGTTAAGCAACGCTTGCAGGACATTCTGCTGAGTGTATCATGGCGTGATATCGCCAATACTTATTTCGACCGCTCGGCTTCATGGTTATATCATAAACTCGATGGAATCGATGGCAATGGTGGTGTCGGTGGGTTCACAGACAAGGAGAAGGAGCAGCTTCGTGGTGCTCTTGTTGACCTCAGCGACCGCTTACGCCGTGCTGCTGACAATATTTAGGCAGATGTTGTATTACATTTAAGACACAAGTCGTCCGTGCCTACGGATGCACTCAGCCTCGGCACTTCGGTGTCGGGGCTTTTTTGTTGGCAATTGTCAACCTCGCACCGTCTCGTCTTACCGCTGATGGGCGCAAAATCGACAAGGCAAAATCACATACTCGTCACAACCGCCAGCATATTCCGCTAAAGGCGAGGAAGGCAATTGCCAACTCGGCGCAGGGCGGTGTAGTGCTGCATAGACAGAAAGTCTTGCACCCTGCAAAATCGTAATGCTTAACTCGTTGATTTTTAAGCATTACGATTTTGCAGCTATGGAAAAGGTACGCGAAAACGCGCTCATTTCTCTATTCCGGGCTTCTTTTTATTGCGGAAAAGAAGCAAAAACGCTTGCGAAAACAAGTTTTCGAGTGGTATTCTCCGGTAGAGAATGCTATTTTTACATCTTGCGCTATTCCATTCGAGAGCATTTTTAGAAGATTATTGTACATCGGGTAGAGTGTCGTTTTTACTTCGCGAATTTACGGCGGACGGCTGCCACCCAAGCACCGATGCACTAAAGTGACGGAAATTTTACAGCAGCCTTCCGACTTTTCTTCCTACGGCTTCCTTAAAAAACTCGGTTTTCCATAAAATTTCAATCCCTTTTGCTTGTCCTCTCGCCTTGCTTCCACCGTCTTTTTGCGGCGTAAAAAGCGAAATTCGACCCGACGTGAATAAAAAAAACTCTCAAACGGGCTACAGATGAGATGTGTAAAAAGCTCTCTTCTCGCCTTTGAGAATAAATTTAAGGAGGACAAAAAATGAAAACAGCCACTTTCTACAGCTATTTGCCCAAGCGTTACACCGCCAACGACGCACATACCGAGCGCGTAAGACGTTTTATTTATTCGTTCAAGCGTGGCGACCGCCATGCGGTAGACTTCGCCATAAACATCGTAAGCGAGTGCCTTAATAAATGGTACGGCGCAAGCAATCAAGACTATGTGCTCGTGTGTATTCCTGCGGCTACAAGTGCCAAGTATAACCGCCGCTTTAAGCGTTTCGCTGAGGAGGTAAGCAAGCGCACCGGCATACAGAACGGCACGGCACACGTGAATATCTTCGGCATACGCGAAGCGAAGCACAGCAACGCCGCGCACATCGTCAGCGAGTCGTATGGCTACCACGTGAGCACTGACCCCGACTTCTTCGCAGGCAAGAACGTGATACTCTTCGACGACCTCATTACTACAGGAGCCACGGCGGAGGAGTTCGCCGAAGAACTCGCAGCTGTAGATGCTAACGTCATCGGCGGCTTGTTCCTCGCACGCACCAAACTTATTCGCAATTTATAACCATTAAAGCTAAACAATATGAACAATTTTTCAGAACTCGTTCGCGAAGAACGCCCCGACTACAAAGTATATAATAGCGGTTTCGACTCGCTCAACAGCGTTGAACTCATAAGCCTAATAATAGGGCAAGGCAAAAGCACGCACGCAGCCATGCAGCAGGCTCGCCAGATAGTGAACATTTGCGGCGGCAGTCTTCGCGACATCGCCACCCGACGCGCCGAAGAACTACAAGTAGTGCAGGGCGTAGACCCCAAGAAAGCAATGACACTACAAGCAGCATTCGAACTCGCTAAGCGCATCGAGCGCGAAGCAGCAGCCGACCGCCCGAGCTTCAGAACCGCCGAAGACGTTTGGCGATACTTCCGCCCGATAGTGGGCACGGCAGACCATGAGGAAGCGCACGTGCTGCTCATGAACAATAATTTCAAACTGATTAAAGCCGTGAAACTATCAAGCGGCGGACTCACCGAGACAGCCGTAGACGTGCGCATCATATTGCGCGAAGCTCTCGTCAACAACGCCACCACGCTCACCCTGATACACAACCACCCAAGCGGCAACCCGTGCCCGAGCCGCGACGACGACCGCATCACGGCGACGCTAAAGCAGGCGTGCTCTACAATGCGGCTCTATCTGATAGACCATGTCGTCGTGACGGATAGCACATACTACAGCTATTCGGAGGAGGGCAAGCTATAGACCGCATCGCAACCATTTTGTTGAGCTCAACGAAATGGTTGCTCTTCTTCCCACCCACCGCCCTTCCGCCCGCCGCAAAAACGCCTGCAGCATTTTTGCGGCGGGTCCCAAAGAGGTAAAAAGCCACCATTTAGAGGCTTTTTTCATTTTTCTAACAAAACAAGGTGATTATATCAAAAAAAATCGCTTACTTTGCAAACAGCAAGAAAGAAAATGACATCTAAAACAATAAAACAAGGAGGCAAATTTATGTGCATTATCAACGACATCACCCATTTTGTAAAAAATGGTTTTACAGTTTTGCGCCATGCCTCTTCCGGCAAATACGAAGAGAACTCACTTGAAATTGAGGCACTGAAGCGTGAGATGTTCTGTAAACCATCAAATCGTCACACAGATATGGAGAACCTCAGAAAAGATCGTGACAATATTGCCCGTGACGTACGCACGGCGTTTAATAATTTAGTTTTGAACAATGGCTAAACAATCCTATTCAATTAAAGGTACAAACATCTCTAACGGAGATGCTGTTGGCAATCAGATTGAGCAGACAGTTTCTGTCGACGACAATATACTACCTGCTCCGCAAGAATTGGCAGAGTATAAAAATATCGACCCAAAAATTGTTGACTTCCTTATAAAGTCGTCAGAGCGTGAGCAACTTCACCGACATAAACAAGATGAAAAGAAGCTGAAGATACTCAACTACAACGAACACAAGGTCGGCAATATGAATTGGTGGGGCATGTTCTTTGCATTTTTTGCTATTGTTACGACAATGGGGTTGGCAGCGTATGCTCTATATCTTGATCGAGCGTGGTTTGCTGGTATCTTCGGTCTGGCAGGCATCGCAAGCATAGCGTCTGTGTTTATAAATAACAAAAGGGTGTAATACCTAACGTGTCGCTAATTTGATTTTGAATGTTTTCATGGCACATGAAAATTAGATAAAGAACTATTTGGGAGCCCTCGGTGCGTGACGCATCAAGGGCTTTTTTAATGTTTCGTAGTAAAATAGTTATTGTTTTGTTTGGTTATTCGTAGTAAAATTACTACCTTTGCAGTGTTGAATTATTAAACAAGCGATCTATGAAAAATGTAAAAGTTTCTAAGATTCTGAGAATCTTGACTGACGACGGTTGGTACTTAGACCGTTACAACGGGGACCACCGAGAGTTCAAGCACCCTACAAAAAAGGGTGTTGTAACTGTCAACGGCAAGCCTTCAACATCTATCTGCGGATGGCTCCTCAGTAGTATTGAACGGCAGTCGGGGCTTAGGTTCTGACAAACTGGGGTGGAGCTGAAGCTCCGCCCCTCCCCCCCACACATTCGAAGCAGACGCTTGTTTTGATATTCGACAAAGTAAGGTGGCGGTCGTGGCTGCCACCTATTTTAAGATTAACATATAAAACAATATATTATGAACAATGTTGTGATTAAAGCTGCCCGTACTGCTGACGGCTACTGTTGTGCTTGCGACTTACTGCCGGGTTGGGTCGTTGCCTACGATGGCGACCTTGAGGGCTTTAAGGAGTATGTCCAGGAGAGTGTTGACTTCTGGCTCGAAGGCAGACGTAAAGACGGTGATGTATACCCGGAGGTGTTTGACGGTGAGTATAGGCTCGTCTACGATTTTGATGTAGCTACGTTGCTCGACTACTATCGTGGCATATTCTCGTTTGCCGCTCTTCAGTCAATAACGGGCATCAACCAGAAGCAGCTCTCACACTATGCGAGCGGCTTGTCGAAGCCGCGCCATCAGCAGGTGGAGAAAATAAAGTCGGGTCTGCGCCGACTTGCCAAGGATATTGAAATGGTCACTGTTTAATAAATTCAACACCGCTGCCCGACCATGCGGCACCATGATCGCTGCAAGTTTCTAATTTCGCAGCATTCATTATATTAAAGAGCTTATTGGAGCCCTCGGTGCGTGACGCATCGAGGGCTTTTTATTTCCAATTCTCGCCAATTCTCGCCAAATTGGAGAGTTTTCCTCGCAATTCCTCGCTTTTCCTCAAAAATTCCTCGCAAATTCCTTGCACGTTTCAATCTTAATGCCTACCTTTGCCATCGCTAAAATTCTCATGTGGAGCATTCCACATAAACAAAGGGCGAGACGATATGTTCAAGCCCAACCAACTATTTTTTGATGTTGTGGGCTTATTTTTTTGCCCATAACTGCCGCATCGATACCGAGGGACGTGCGCCCTTTGTTTATGTGGAGCATTCCACATTGTGTGGAGATGCAGATAGACAGAATACGGCGGTTCGCCTTCCACGTGTTTTTTTGCCCTTTGTGGTGGATAACATGAGAGTTTTAGCAGACGAGGAAGTGCGAGCCGCTTTTTTCGTACCCCTACGTCAACCCGTGCCGGGCGGTTCCCGGCAATAAGGCTAAAACTCTCATAATTATGCAAACATCTGCATCTATCCAGCGCACCGCTCAACTGCGCCCGTTTAGCATCAGCACCGCCTCCGTTAAGGCGTGGCTCAACGGAAAGAGCAAGTTTTACACCACAATCTGCGAGTTCGAGGTGACACGCCGCGAGGTTCTGCGCGTTCATGCTGCGCTTCTGTCTCTCGGCGCAGGCGCCATCAGCGCAGAGAGCAGCATCCTCGCCGCCCTCTGCTGTGTAGTCCTCTCGGGCTACAACGTCTACAAGTTAAACCTGGAGGAGAAAGGAGGCGAAGCATGACACGTTTCAAGACTATGCACGGTCTGCACAAGATGCACCGCGAGAGCCAAAAAAAGCTGCGCTACGCTCTCGGCATGAGAGTGGAAGTTACGCTGAAGGAAGTGAAGCTCATACCGCACTTCAGTTTCCGCTGTCGTGCGAGACTTTGCACATACAGAAAGAAGTTGGCAGAAATCGAATGTGCTTACAAGGCTCTTGAAGAACTTGTCGAAAGAGTAGAGAAAGGAGGCGAAGCATGATAACAATAGATTGTAATCCCGTACGAGTATTGCTTGACAAGGAGAACTTAGCGAACAATATAGATCTGCTCCGCGACACCACTGACCGCCTGCTCGAGGAGACGGCGGAGATTAGCGACACGGCAGAGCTGGGCGAGGTGGTCGACCTTATGCGCAACCTTAACGAACTGCGCCGACAGCTAAACGAAGTTTTAAAAGCACAATAAGCAGAAAGGAGAATGTTATGGAGACAACAAACAGAACAGATAGAGACGAGAACGAAGTACGCCGCGCTGAAGCTATCATTACCGTTATGGATGCTTACCTTGCTTCGCGATCACCGGAGCCTGGTAAATCTCAGCTTGGCGAGGAGTACACGGCGGAGTATAAGACAACGGAGGAGATAGCCGACGAGCTGCACAGCATCATGCCAATAAACCCAATGGAGATCGTGCTATACCTGCAGGGCGAAGGCTACGAACTGAAGACCGCTGAGGACGGTACGCTACGGTGGGAGCTCTGGCGCGATATGCACTACATGCTATAAAATAGAGCCATAAGATAAAAAACATTTTTTTACATTTTTCGCTTGCGGCGCATTCTATGTGAATAGGGTGCGCCGTTTTTGTATTCTTACGTGTCGCGAGCTTGTTATATCTTTGCCGTTGCAAACCAATAACAAGCATTTATGATCACTCTTCTTCAGTCGCTACCCGCAACATGTTTCTCGTCGTGCATCCCCGACGTGATATATTCGTTCACTCCCTCCAGTGGCGACATCGGCAACGCCAGCCGAATAGGCACCACCGTCACCATTACCATCGACGGCAATGAGATATTCTCAGAACGTTTCTTCCCAATCGACGGCAAGATTACACTCGCAGAGCTCGACCGCCTGCTCACTCCGTATGCTCGTCAGTACTTGAGCATCAACCTCACCATCAAGATCGAAGAAGATGACTACGCTTGGGAGGGTGATGGCGGTACTGCCACCATCTCGTCGAAGATCATATACTGCGAGGCAGATATCAACACTCCTGCTACCGACTTTATCAACACGCATTTTCTAACGATGTTAGATGGCGAGAAGCAGACCGCACTAAACCGCTTAGAATACCTACACTACATCGGCACCGACAAGGCTTCCGTCATTGCCGAGTACGACGATGGCACTACAAAAGAGTTCTCGCTTTCACCAGTTGGTGGCAATAGTCGCTATACTACGATTGATGTTACTCCGAGCAAGTTCGTTAGCGATACTGATAGTTGTTTATTAGGTTTTTGGGTCCAGGCTGGGCAGCGCAAGTTCCGGTTCTCTATCGATTTAGACGAACCTGACTGCGCTCCCATCCTGGTTTTCGAGAACTCTTTCGGTTGCGACGAGCTGCTCTACTGCACGGGTACACACACCGTGGCGCCTACCTATAAGCGTAGCCAGGGCTACATCGGCAAGTTTAACCGCAACTACGAGATAGCCGAGACACGCACCTTCAAGGCTGACACGGGCTTCCTCACGTTCGCAATGGCGAATTGGGCTGACGAGCTCTTCCGATCTAAGAGCATACATGTGGTGAACTTCAAGGACGGACACCCAAATGTAGGCAAAGAGGTCATTGTCACCGACTCAAAGTCGGAGTACAACAACAACGACGAGTCGATGCCACGCTTCACCTTCAGCTACCAGTATGCTCAGCGCAACCACAACGTGTTCGACACGCTGCGCTCCGGACGCATCTTTGACAACACCTTCGACAATACCTTTGAGTGATGGGCGCCATACACTTTGCTGACATGCTGCGCCTGCTCGATCAGGCTTATCAGCACCGCTCACTCGTCGACATCCATGCGTGGGAGGGTGGCACCGGCGAGATGCTGCACTACAAGGGGTGGCTGGTGCACCACGTCAACTGGCGAGGTGGCTATGTGCGCCTACGCAACCCTCGCAACCGTGCCATACGTGCATTGCCACAGATTTTTATCATACAAATCAATAACAAACGTGTTTACTTATGACCAATAGCAACACTCTTCTGCCAACATCGGCGCAGCCTGATGCCGAAGGCTTCCGCCGCTATCGCATAGCTCCGTCGGGCATAGGCTCGGCGGGGCAGAGCAACTCCGTGACTTCCGAGTATGGCTCCGACTCGAACACCATCTTCGACGATGATCGATTGCCTGGCAGTAATCTCGTGCGTCCAATCACCGTCGGCGGCAAGCAGTATAAGTACGTGCAGTGGGGCTACGACGACCAGCTGCCTTACCGTCTGCGCCGCGAGATAATGTCCAACATGATTACGGCGCAGTGCCAGCAGTTCAATATCGTGTCATGCTATGGTCAGGGCGTGCGCTTCGTCGATCGCAAGACAAAGCAAGATGTCTCCGATCCTGACATACTGCAGTTTTGCCTACGCAACTCACTCCAGGAGGTATTCCTTGAGCAGGCTACGGATATGAAGTTCTACTCGTTCTCGGTGACGGTGGTCATCCTCTCGCGCGACGGCGAGCGTATCGTGACGGTGCGCAACAAGGATGCCTCCTACTGTCGCTTCGAAGCTGCATCGAGCACCCATAGTGGCAAGCCGGAGCACGTGTTCTATGGCGACTGGCGCTTGGGCTTCCTCGACGAGTCGAAGATAGAGGCAATTCCTCTACTCAACTACTGGGACCCATTAGGTGACCTCCTGGTGCGCATGGGTGCTGAGCCAGACCCGCAGACGGGTCTGCGACGCAAGCCTACAAAAGACCGCAAATTCGCCATCGTGAGCCGCATGGCAACGCCGGGCACGCAGACATACCCCGTGTCTTACTACTCGTCGATATTCCGCGATACGTGGTTCGACATCTATCGTCTGATAGGCATCGGCAAACGCTACATGATAAAGAACACGTCGGCTCCAAGGGTGCAGATTGAGGTGCACGACGACTACTGGGATAACGTGTGCGACAACGAGATGATCTCTGACGAGCAGAAGCGCCGAGAGCGCAAGGAGCAGGAGAAGCAGAACATCATCGACTTCGTGACGGGCATCGAGAACGCCGGCAAGGCGATGATCAGCGGCTACTACGTAGACCCCAACGGCAAGGAGAACCGCATGGTGCGCATCGTACCGCTCAACGATGCCTCGAAGAAGGAGGGTGGCAACTGGAGCGACGACATGTCTGAGGCTTCTAACGCTCTGTGCTTCGCCTTCGGCATTCACCCGAACCTGGTGGGTGCTACGCCCGGCAAGAGCCAGATGAACAACTCGGGCTCCGACAAGCGCGAGCTCTTCACACTGAAGCAGGCTATCGAGAAGCCTTGCCACGACGTGATGTGCAAGCCGTATCACGTGATACTCCACTACAACAAGTGGCATGAAAAAGCCACTGTTGACGTACCGATGATCATGCTCACAACGCTCGACAAGAAGCGAGATGCGAAGAAGGTGAGCGCAAGCAATGAGACTATAGAGTAATTATTAACATTCGCCTCGTGGCTTACCAAAGGCTTAATGAGGCTCATAAGGCATAACATGATAAAAATATTCAAAGAAGATTTTGAACGCTCACTGCCAGTGGGCGCATCAGCACACGACGAGGTATTCGAGGCAGTGTACCCTGCCATAGAAGCAGCACTCAACAATTACTACGACATGCTGCTCGGCGAGCCTGGTGCTCAGCGAGTTGAGTCGACCGACGAGAGCGAACCGTTAAAGTACTACTTTAAGATGTTGGTGTGCGTAGATGCCTTCCTCTCGGTGTTCAGACAGCTCGACCTTGTGCTCACTTCTACAGGCTTCGGCATAGTGTCGAACGACACTATATCGCCGGCATCGAAGCAGCGTGTTGATGCCCTTGAGGCCCAGCTGCGCACTGCACAGTGCCGTGCGCGTGCTATGGTGGTACAGCAGCTGCGCTCTGAGGAGTGGGGTGTGACAGAGCAGGCGCAGAACTTCGTGCGCCACATATACACGGAGCACTACTTCTTCATTGCACAAGGCATCCCAAGCCGGTCGTACAAGGACTGGGAGGCTATGCAACGTGCTATCAGCGAGGCAGAGGAGCAGCTGCGCGTGCGCTTCTCCGACGAGCAGATAGACGATGTGCTGAAGGCTTATCGCTGCAAGGACAAAAAGGATATGATAGAGTACGGAGGGTTCGTTCAGCTGGCGCGCGACTTCGTCGACCTCTGGGCTGCAGATGGACGTGGGGTGTTACACTCCGCTCTCTTCCGACGCATGGAGCGCCTCGTTGAGGGCAGTCCGGAGACATTCTGCATTTACCCCACTACTACGGCGTACAGCTCGGCACACATGCTGACGTTCAGCAACAAAAAAGAATCTTCAGCATTTCTCTTCAATGGATAAAATAGAACTCACATGCCCCAAGTCGTGGAGCGAGCTGACACAAGAGCAGCTACGCTACACATTCTTTCTGCTTTCCACCTTCGCCGACAAGGTGATGGTGAAGACATATATGTTCGTGCGCTTCACTGGTATCAACGTCATCAAGAAGAACCGCTTCGGATGGCAGTGTGTCTACCAGCCCGAGGGTGAGAAGCGCAAACGAGTGTTCTATCTGCAGCTATGGCAGATACGCTCGTTCCTGGAGCAGCTCGCTTGGGTGGACAGCATAGAGCAAATGGATAATAGGTTGGATGTTGTCCAGGGGCTCGAAGCTGTCCATCCATTGCTGCAGGAGGACACCGAGCGCCATCGCATCATAACCTTCGAGGAGTACCTCTGCATGGAGAAGTACTACCAACGCTTTCACTCTACGGGCAATGATGACGCTATCGATGTGCTCGCCTCTTTCCTCTATCGCAATCCCGACTTCTCGCGACCAGCAGAACTGACACTGACACCTGCGGAGCGCCTTGCCACGCTCGCATGGTTTGCACACGTGAAGGTCGTCATGTCGCACGCCTTTCCACACTTCTTCCGCAGAACGGAGAGCGACGACGACATATCCGAGCTGTCGATGCTGCAGTCGTTCAATGTGCAGCTGCGTGCTCTCACCGACGGCGACGTGACAAAGGAAGCACAAGTTAAGCAGACCGACTGCTGGCGAGCACTCACCGAACTGGATGCCAAGGCTCGCGAGGCAGAGGAGTTCAGGCGCAAATATCCTAAGGTTACTAACTAAAAACATTGGTATATGAAAGATTTGTTTCCGGCTCTCGACTACTTTGCCCAACTCGCAAAGAGCAACCGCCTCGCCACTGAGCACGACTTTCACCCGTGCATCTGCTCTGGTCCCGACTCTATACAAGGTGTTATGGACTCGTTCCGCAAGCACAAGAACTTCATCATGGTAGACGACACCACATCTCAGCAGACCTTCAGCAACGGTGTGGGCTATTTCCGGCGTGACGTGTACACCGTCTTCATCGTGGCTCACTACCGCTACGATGACATGGTGGAGCGCGAGCAGAAGTTGAACCTCTGCCGTCAGTTGTTCCGACAGTTCCACTCCCGACTGCTGCACGATCGCGACGGACTCGGCGACGAGCGTTTGACGTACCTGCAGCTGAACAATATCTACTCTACAGAGTTTGGCCGCTACGCCATGAACGGCGTGACGGGGCTCTACTTCATGGTGCAGAACGAACAACCTATAGACATTAGCTATGAGCAGTCAGACTGGACTTAAGCCCAACATGACCGAAGCCGAGCATCAGAAGTGGCTCGAGGGTTGGAGCGAGTTTATGGTTAAGATGTGGCGCGAACGTATGATGCAGTTCGCGCCACCAGTTTACGATACCGGTGCTTTGTCGCGCTCCGTGCAGGGTGTTATACATCCTGGCCCGGTGACATCGATAGAGCACCGTTTTTTAGAATATGGCATCTACGTGGCACGTGGTGTCGGCAACGGCTACCGGCATAACAACGGCGGCGACTTGACGTTCCTGAAGGACTGGAAGACAAACCCACGCCACCGACAGAAACGCGACTGGTTCTCAAAGAAGTACATGTATTCGCTACACCGTCTCAACGAGTTCGAGGCTGCATACTACGGCACCACGTACAACGGTCTCGTGTCGTCGTTCCTTCGCCAGCTCTTCATTGGTGGTTCAAGCAACATAGACCGCGCCGTAGCGCAGCTGTAGTGCTTGATCCGTTTTTTTATTCTCACCTCCATCGCCTTATCTTTGTATCATAAAAATAATATCAGAGTAATATGTCAACAAACAACGATAGCCTACGCAAAGACTTGGAGCAGATACGCGACGAGCGTGCTACTCATGCTAACACCGCACAACGCATCGGCAATGCGCTGCTGGGGCTGTTGCAGGTTGTTGAGCAGAAGCTGGACCTAAGCCGTTTTCTGCGCCGCGACATTGACGACAAGGCAGAGGGGCATATACGCTTCTTGCGCGGACTATCCGTAGGTTCTGGTACACACGGCATGGCTCAAGATGGCTCAGCAATACTGAGCAAACTCACATCGATGCTTTACAGCACCGAATCGCAGTCGGGCTTCGGTTTGGTAGACCGCGGCGACGGCAAGTATCGCCTTGACATCACCGACCTTATGGTGTGGGGTAAAGCCATTTTCAACGAGTTGGAGGTACGCAAACTGTCATACGTTGGTGGCAATGTCTACCTCAGTGGCGCCGGTAGCAAGATTGTGGCTGTGCAAGAAATATATGACCTTCAACGCAACCTCACCGGGTGGAAGTGTTTCTTGCTCGCAGACGACGGCACAACAGCTACTCAGAACTATTGGAAGACGGGCGACCAAGCACGCTGCCAGACTTTCGACATTAAGCCTGGTGTGTACGAGGGCAAACAGAACCACTTCTACTGGCGCATTGTAACAGAGGTGAGCACCGAGGCTGAAGTGGTGACTAATGGTATGGGTGATGTGCTCTATGATGGCAAGTTGTTTAATTGGATCGTGCTCGCCAAAGGTAACTGCGCGGAGGGTAGCGATGAGCCAACTGCAGGAGATACCATTGTGCTTGACGGCTGCCAAGACCCTGCAAAGATGGATCGTCAAGGGGTGCTTATGTTAGAGACTACTGGACCTGACACGCCACGCATCGTTGCTTACAAGGGTGTCAATAGCTACACGCATGATGGCAGAGAGGTGTTCTGTCTGTCTCCGAATGGCTCGCGCATAACATCTACGTCGTTCGAGTGGATATCGTCATCTGGCCAGACTATACACATGGTGAACTACCGCGGCGAATGGCAGCGTGGCATTACTTACGACTATTACGACCAGGTGAACCACAACAACGCTGTGTGGCTCTGCACTAACGAGAACGGTACTGCAGCTGAGCCGGTGAACGGCTCGGCGGACTGGCTGAAGCAAATCGAAGGTGAGAAGGGCGAGAAGGGAGATCCTGGCGAGGATGGCTTGGCGTACCAAATAGTGATAACGAGTAGTTCGGGCACGGTGATGATTAACGGCACCGGGCAGTTGACTCTCGAAGCTAAACTGTTACGCAACGGCGAGGACATAAGCGACACCATAAGCAATAGCGCGTGGTCGTGGCGAAGACAATCGGCAGATACGGCAGATGATACAACGTGGAATACTCTGCATGAGGGTATCGGTAGAGTCTGCGTTGTGAGTAGTGACGATGTCGTAAGGCAGGCGCAGTTCGAGTGTGAGGTATTGGATTTAGCGTTTTGATATTTCATTTATAACGACTTATATTTATTAACAATTTAAAAAACAAAAAAATATGGCAAAAGTATTAGCGAATGGTCAAATTACAATCGTTGACCTTAACGACGGCAAAGCTGTTCAGTGTTTCACGCAAGCTTCGCAGGGTCAGACTCAGATTTTCACGCCCGATACTGGTGTGTACACTCCAAACTACTCGACAAGTGCACCTAACGTCATCACAGCTCGTGTGTATGTGACGGGTAGCTCGACCGACCAAGCTCCGACAGCAGCTTGTACCAATTGGAAGTGGACTGTAGACGGCGCGGCAGCAACACCAGTGCAGGGCAAGTCGTATCAGCTCAACATCGTCAGCAACATTGCGAAGAATGGCAGTGTGAAGAATATCGAGTGGGCATGTACCTATACCGACCCCGAGACTAAAGCTACCACGGAGTGCAGAGGCTATCTGACTATCAGCTTGGCTAAGTCGGGTGGTGCTTTACAGACGGTGCAGATAGAGACTCCTGACGGCAACACCTTCGACTCTACAAATAGTTCCAAGCCATTGCGTGCTGTGGCTAAATTCTACCGCGGCAATGTGCAGGACACTACTATGACAAGCATGACGTGGGAGGTGCTCAATATTAGTGCTGGCACCTGGGGTGCAGTGGCTGCTGGCAACGTCACCACATCGGGTGGTGTGAGCACACTGAATGTGAATGCCGACGATGTGCTGAACTTCCAGACATTCCGCTGCACGGTGAAGGATGGTGCTGATACTGCTAACGCCATTGTCACATTCTTCGATGCCAGCGACCCTTATGTCGTAGAGGTTTACTCACTCACTGGCGACAAAATTGTCAATGGTGCTCAGTCTACAGAGCTGTTCGCACGCCTATGGAAAGATGGTCAGGTGGTCGAAGACGGCACAGCTGTTAAGGCTGACAGCACTCACGCCTGCAAATATCAGTATAAGTGGACTAAGTACAACTCGAACGGCGTAGCAACAAACTGGAGCGGCACATCAAGTCCAGTGAATGCTTCTACAAAGCCGTATGTCACGGTGGCGAACGCTGATGTGGCAGTGAGAGGTACATTTACTTGTGAGGTGTCAAAATAGGGCACCTCACCCTATTTTCTAAAAACAAAAAGATATGGCAACAATACTTGCACGTGGATGGATAACCATTGTGGCTGTGAAAGATGGCGACAAGGGCGACAAAGGTGATAAGGGTGACAAAGGTGATAAGGGTACAGCTGGCACTGATGCTTACACTGTTGAGCTACAAGGTGCACCTATCACCATCTCTACTTCTGATGACGGAGTACCGTCCGGCACAACATCGGGCGGCATCAACACCTATGGTTATGCTACAGTAGTGTGCCGCAAGGGTGGTGCCGTCGTGAGCGCAAGTTCTATTACTATCAAAACGCCTGTTAACTGCACGGCAAGTGTGTCTGGCACATCGGTTCGTATCAACTCCATACGCACATACAGCACCGGTAGCAATACTATGTACTACACCGATGGCTATGTCGATGTGTCGGTGGTGGTGGGTGGTAAGACGTTCGTCGTGCGTCTGACGTGGCACTTAGACTACACCAAGTACTTAGGCGGACTCAAAACGACTTCGCGTCAGCTGCAGTCAAACTACACAGAACTGACAAATAAGGTGGACGGTATGCCGCTGCAAACAAACTCAGCACTACAACAATACTCTTCCGAGATCCTGCAGTCGGCACGCGAGATATCTCTGAAGGTGGGCTATGCTCTCGCCGATCGGCGCAACCTTCTTGCAGGCTCTACATTCAATAAACGAGGCTTAGGCCCAGACTTTCTGCGAGCTAAAATATACCGCACGTCGTCACACGATGGAGCTAATGTAGTATTCCTGCCCGAGGCGAAGGCTGCTGGCCCAGTGTGGCAAAGTGGCGGTGTCGGCTTGGGTAATATACATGTCGAGAAGGGCAAGACGTACACCATCTCGTTTTGGACAAAAGCCAAGTCTGTTAGTGTGAGCTTCGCAGCCGAAGTAAAATGGAAATCTTCCGCCACTGATAAAACCAACCCCGCTGGTTATACAGGCCCAAATGGCAGTGCTTATTTAGGTGCAGATGCAGTAACTCCGAGTGAAGGCTGGCACCTCTATCAGCGCACATTCACCGTTGCTAAGAACGCATCTTATGAGTGGATTTCTGTTGGCTGCTTGAAAATTAACGACTCCACCGCAAGCCAGCAGGCGTACATCGCCCACCCTATACTCATTGAGGGCACAGCGAAGGATCTCGTATGTTGGAGTGCTTCGCCCAATGATTACAACTACATCGGCGGCAATCTCCTCGACAACACGCGCACGTTTACCAAAGTCGGCAACCTGATGCGCTTGGATGCCTCGATAGTCACTAATGAGTCGTACAATAATGGCTGCTCCGTTATATATGCGTACGGAGCGTCCGGGTACGTCGAGATGGCACAATGGAGCGTGAATACCATCATCAAAAAAGATGAGGACTACATACTCTCCTTTATGGCAAAAGGTAGTGGCAACATCGACGCATACATATGGAGTGGCTCTAATCTAAGCATATTCGCCGAAGATAGCGAGCGCGATACGACGACACAGAACGTCGATGGAGGTCGACGTTTACCTCTTACGGACGAGTGGAAGCGTTATTGGGTACACTGGCGTTCGGAGGGCACCGGCATACCTAACTACGTCCTTATCCGTTGTCTGCAAGGCAGTAAGGCGTGGGTGACGATGCCGAAGTTGGAGGTGGGTGCAACTCCTACCGACTGGATAGATTCGGCAAACGGCTATGTCGAGGACAGTGGCATTGTAGCCAAGCTACTGCGCACTGGCTTCGACATCGAGAATGGCAAGATAACGGCAACGGCGGACAATTTTGAGGTGCGCAACAACAGCGGCGAGGTGACGGCGCGTGTGAACGATAAAGGTGTGTTAGAGGTTAATTCGGGCCTGTTTAGTGGATTTGTCAAAAAGAATAAAAAGGTCATCACGCCTGCAACTATTGAAAAATACTTAAAACCATCTAAAGCTGGCGGCTACTTAATTTTCGATTTCGCACTTTCTGGTTCGTACATGGAATTTCAAGGAAATTATTTAGGGCAAACGTCCATGCCTGTGGTTCTACTGCCGTTTGTTAATACTTCTGATAGTCTGTCGGCTGATAGTCTTAAGCTCGATGACGCTTGGGCTTATATAGGGCAAACGATAATTATAAAGAACAGAGCTGACAACCTTACAATTCGTGTTCGCGGTGGCGGTTCAATCGACAAAAACAATGTCACAGTCTCATCCCAAGCCTTCGATGTGGATAAAAATCAAACGCTATTTTTGACTTGTGAACTTGTAACGGTGAGGGGTAACTCTTATACACCACATAGCTACAAAATAGTATGGAATGGTGTTAACTATGGATAATAACGAACAATATAACAATAAATATCATGGAAGTAAAAGTAAGACGAATAGCAAAAAAGGAGGCGTACACAATAGGCAAGATGTATGTCGACGGCGCATACGTCTGCGACACTCTTGAAGATAAGGACAGAGGGCTGACCTCGATGATGAGCGTTGCGCAGATTTGCGGAGTTAAAATCAAGGGCGAAACCGCAATTCCGACGGGCAGATACCTCGTCGACATGAAGACGGTATCGCCGAGGTTCGGAGGTCGGGCGCAGTACCAGTTCTGCAAAGGCAGACTGCCGCGACTGTGCAATACGCCCGGCTACCAAGGTGTGCTGATACACTGTGGCAACACGGCGATGGACACGGATGGCTGCATCCTCGTCGGAGAAAACAAGGCGGTCGGACAGGTACTGAACTCAACGGCAACGTTCCGCAAGGTATACACCTTGCTGAAGGCTGCGGACAAGCGGTGCGAGCAGATTTGGATAACAATAGAGTAAAGGAGGTGCAGATGGATATGGTTTTACAGATACTTTCGCTGCTTGTTAGCGGTGGCATCGTCGGACAGCTGCTCTACTACAACTCGCGGAAGCGCAAAGAGGCAGCGGAAGCACAAAAGGAGGAGGACGCTAACGCCCTCGCTTACGCCCAGGAGTGGCGCAACCTCTACACCCACGAACACGAGGAGCACATGGAGGAGCGCACAAGACTCAACAACAAAATCGACTCACTCTATGACGACATTGGCAAGCAGCGTGATCTCATCCGAGAGCTGCGTGCGGAGAAGCACGACTTGCTCCTTCGCACGCACGAGCTGCAGTGGAACGAGTGTACCGTGAACGGATGTATGAAGCGCAAACCGCCAAGAGATTACGGCAGGGCGGAGACCGACTAATAACCCTTTTATAACATTATGAATACATTAGATAAATTGTTAGAAATATTGTGCGGTGCGCTGTTAGGTTTATTATCCGGCGCATTAGGTTTGTTAGCCTGCGTAATGCTGACACTATTGTGCGGATGCTCTACACCGCAGCCAGTGGTTGTAGAGCGAGTGGTCGTTAAGACTGATACACTCTATAAGGCGAGGACGAGTGCTGACACGTTTCGGCTGCACGACTCGGTGTATGTTGAACACTACACTCGTGGCGACACAGTGTATAGGCTAAAGAGCGTGTGGCGATGGCGTGACCGCATAAGCGTGAAGACCGACACTATATATAAAGCAATGCTCCAGACCGACACAACACGTCTTCCCATACCAGTGGAGCGCAAGCTATCGACGTGGGAGCGGACGCAGATGCGCGTCGGGCAGTTTACTATCGGCGCGGTGGTGCTTGTCGTTCTGTCGCTGTTGTTGTGGCTGATACATCGCCGACGATGATGCTCCGCTGCGTATACCAAAATATTTTTGGACTCTACACTTTGCAGTCTCAAATTTTTTGCGTATATTTGCGGTATAACCAATTAAATCGTCTGCAATATGTTAGGAATACTTATTTTCAGCTGGATAGTATCAGTCCTTCTTGTACTTTTAGCCGAAAGAAATAACGGCTATTCTTCATCGTTGAGTCACGATGAAAAAATAAAAAGAATTAGAGAAAAAAGACGCAGAGTAGAACAAGAAATAGCTGCTATGACTGCAAAGCGAAAAGAAGAACACCGTATATGGATGGAGCTTATGGGCTTTGCAAAAGAAGAAAAAAAAGAAACTGATAAAGACAAACTATAATATCGTATTTTTTCAGGGCTTATATAAATGCTACTTTTGGTTCACAAACCAAAAGTAGCATTTTTTATGGCAACAACTCAAACATTCGAGACCATCGTCACGCTCAATGCACAACAAGCGAAAGACGAGATGGCAGCACTAAAAAAGACCCTCGACGATCTAAAGCAGAAGAAAGCCGAGGCCCTCAAAGATTCTGGCACGTCCGTAAATGATATCAAACAGATAAACAAAGAGATACGAAAAGCAGAAGATCATGTAAATGCGTACAGATCGAAAGTTAGCGACACAATAAATACGCTTCAAAATCTTTCGACGGCTTCTATCGGCGAGATCGAAAAGGTATCGCGTGTGCTCAAGCAGCAGATGAAGTCGGCAACAAATCCTGAGGACTACAAGCGACTTGAAGAACACCTTGAGAGATGCAAGGCACGCATCAACGAACTAAAGCAGCCTATATCGGCTACTCTCAGCCAATACAATACGGCTATAGCTGAAGCAACACGGCGAGCTGAGAATTTTGACCAGGAGAACGCTCTGATAGACCGTACTCTAAAAAACATCAGCGGTTCGACTGCGCTTGAATTGGAGACATCGCTTAAACTCGTAAATGAACAACTCGCCAATACGCATCGAGGTACCGAAGAGTATCGCGAGCTGACAGAAAAGGCGAAATCGCTAAAAAAAGAAATAGCAGCCGTCGGTGCTGAGCAAGATTTGACAAAAAGTAAGTGGTCGAAATTCGTCAATATCTTTAACACCAATTGGGGTGCCATCACTCAAGGTCTTGCAGCTGTAACTGGCTTATCTGCGACTGTACGCGACTGCACCAATAAGTACGCCGCGATGAACCAGGAGATGTTCAACGTCACTAAGTATACGGGGCAGGCCATCGAGGAGGTCGAAGTGATGAACGAGAGTTTTAAGAAGATGGACACCCGTACAGCGCGCGGTGAACTGAACAGACTTGCTCAAGATGCAGGTAGGCTTGGCATCACCAATAGAGAAATGATTGAGGAGTTTGTCGACGGTTCCGACAAAATCAATGTAGCGCTTGGCGACGACCTCGGCGATGACGCTGTTGCCAAGATTGGCAAATTGGCGCAGATGTTTGGCGAGGATAAGACAAAAGGCTTGCGTGGTGCTATGCTTGCCACGGGTTCTGCTGTCAACGATCTTGCGCAGTCGTCCTCAGCTAATGCCGGTTACATTGTTGACTTCACTGCAGACTTGTCTGGTGTTGCCCGTCAGGCAGGCATGACACAAGCGCAAATCATGGGTCTCGCTTCGGCACTCGACCAAAATATGCAAGACGAAGCGACATCTTCTACCGTCTTCTCACAACTTATCACTAAGATGTTCCAGGAGCCGATGAAGTTTGCAAAGTTGGCTGGCGTAGAGGTGAGCACATTCACGACCATGCTGAAGACAGATGCGAATGGCGCATTATTAGAGTTCCTGCAGGCAATGTCTAATCGCGGTGGCTTCGACCAATTGGCACCAATGTTCTCGCAAATGGGACTTGAGGGTACACGTGCTGTAGGCGTTCTATCATCAGTGGCTTCTAATCTTGATCAAGTGCGAGAGGCACAAGCTACAGCTACGCAGTCATACCAAGATGGTACAAGCATTCTCAATGAGTTCAATGTGCAGAACAATACTGTGCAGGCAGGTCTCGATAAAGCGAAAAAACAATTTGATGACATGTGCATCGAACTCGGCGAAAAACTGATGCCCATTGCTAAATATAGCGTATCTCTGACTTCAATGGGCATAAAAACCTTGTACGTTCTTATAGAATACGTATCAAAACACATCGTTGTTTTGGCTGCACTCGCAACAACCATGCTGGTCTATAACAACGTCCTCACTGCCACGATGATAAAAGAGAAAGCATGGCTGGTAATACGAAATACAAGCAAAGTCCTAAATGTTGCATTAACAGCTTCTACAAGACTCCTTAGATCCGCTCTTTTGGCACTTGAGCTAACATACAAAAGATTGAGATATGGTGTAGAAGCGTACAGACTGGCTATGGAGAAGGCAAAACTTGCGAGTATCACCAACCCATGGGCTGCCCTTGCCACGGTTCTTACCGTTGTTGGCATTGCTGTATATTCTGCGGTTAAGGCTTGGCAGGCGCACAAAAAGGCTGTGCATGACAACTTGCAAAGCGTTAAAGAAGCTAATGCCATAAAAAAGCAGCAAGAAGCCATTAATAAGCGAGTTGCAGAGAGCTACATTGACGAGAAGACACGCGTGCAGCAGCTTACTAAGATAATCCGTTCAAACGCATTCTCTATCAGAGAGCGACGGAGTGCTATTGCCGAACTGCAAAAAATAATTCCGGAATACCATGCAACAATCAAGAACGAGGGTAAGCTTTACGAGGAGAATGCTAATGCTATTGATGACTACCTCAAAAAGCTTGACCAGGCTGCTATGGCAGAAGCCATCTACGAGCAGAAGAAAGAAATAGCAAAGAAAAGGCTTGAGCTAAAACAGACGGAGAGACGCAAGGTGAATAATATTAAGCATGTTAATGCAGAGATTGCGTCTCATCCTGAAGCTTATCGTTCATACGGTACTTATGTATATGCTCATGGATCTAATGGTGAAGCTTTAGAGAAAGATGGTAATTGGCGACTACAAAAGAAACTTTTCGAACGTGCTGCACATGAAAAGGCCCTCAAGGCGGCACAAAGCGATTTACGTATCTTGGATGCCCGAGAACGCGAACTTACCAAGCTCATAAATTCCGATGAGGGCTTACGCAAAGCGTTCGCCGATCTAACCATAAATGGCGGTGGCAACGGCAGTGGTAATGGTGGCAACGGTGGCAATGGCGGTGGTAATGGTGGCAATGGTGGTGGCAACAGCAATACCACTAAGACAGACCCAAAGAAAGAGAAGTACGACAAAGAGAGCTCTGCACTCAAGCATACGCTTGACACCGATGAACTGGCTCTCAAGCAGCAGCTCGAACGTAAAGAGATAGACGAAGACGAGTATGCTAAGCGAATGTATGAGAAGAAACAGCAGTATTATGTTAAGCTTGTAGACCTTCAAACAAAGTACGACCAGGACACAACACAAACACAGCAATCGATGGTAGATGCAGCTATCGCCGAGAGCAAACGACTTGTTGATGTTCAGGAGCGACAGATGACAGAGAGCCTTGACGCAAAAACGCGTGCATACAACGCAGAACAAATGTATCTTCTCCAGCAACGCACACAAGGGTTGTTGACCGAAGAGGAATATAACGAGAAGCTAAAAGAGGCAGAGAGACAATATCACCAAGACCGTCTCGCCATCATTAAGGAGCACGGAGGCGATGAATACGACGAACAGAAGTGGTTACTCGACAAAGAACTGGAGGCTGTACGCCAAAATGAAGAGGATAAGAAGAACGCACAAATGGAGGTGCTCGAGGCGCAATATGACAACGCAAACAGTGCGAGTGGCCAAATGGCAGCTGTGCAAGCCATGTACGAACAACAGCTCATTACCTACGAGCAGTTCCAGGAGCGCATGACGGAGATAGCGCGAAACAAAGAAGAGGCACGCAAGGCTATTATGCAGCAGGCGTTCGATACGGTGAACACTATGTTGTCGGCAGCATCGTCATACTCGCAAGCGTGCTCAGATCTCGAAACGGCTCGTATCAATGCCAACTACGATAAACAGATAGAAGCTGCAGGCAACAACTCTGCAAAGAGAAAAAAACTTGAAGAGAAACGTGACAAAGAACTCGCTGCAGCAAAGAAAAAGGCTAACAAGCGAGCTATGGTTATACAGTTAGCTCAGGCTGTTGCATCAACAGCGATGGCTGCTATCAATGCCTATAGCTCCGCTGCGCAAGTTCCTTTCGTTGGTTATATTCTCGCCCCTATAGCTGCAGCTACAGCTGTTGCTGCTGGTATGCTACAAATAGCCACTATCAAAAAGCAGCAGCAGGCGCAGGAGGCTGGCTACTACGAGGGTGGCTTTACGGGCGGCTCGAGCTATCGACGCAAGGCGGGAATCGTGCACGAGGGCGAGTTCGTAGCTAACCACAATGCGGTGAACAACCCGCAGGTTCTGCCAGCTCTGCAGCTCATCGACGAGGCGCAACGCAATAATACGGTTGGTTCGCTTACTGCAGCTGACATATCGCGCTCGCTCGGTCAGGGTGGTGCTACGGTGGTGTCTGCGCCATCGGTGACAGTCAACACCGACAACTCAGAGCTGAATGCTACCCTCGGCGAAGCTCGCGATGTTATCGACCAACTATCGCTGGTGCTCGCGCAGGGCATACATGCCAAGTGTTACATCGATGGCGATGATGGCATTGCCAAGAACCTCGACCACTATAAAAAATTAAATTCACGCACATAACATAAAATATAACATGATACACTGCACTTTAGACGGCAAGGTAGCCTATCCATCATCCTCTGAGAAGATAAAAATAACGTTGAACAACCCATACGTCCAAGACTCCGGCACGTACACGTACGACATATCATTCCCGATGTCGATACACCAGAATGCTGTTGTCTTCAATAATATCCACCGCCTCGATGTCAGAAAACGCATATCGTCATTCGAGACCTGCGAACTCTACGCTGACAACAAACTTATAATATCCGGTAAAGGCACCGTCACGTCTGTCAACAATACTACCGTAAAGCTGCAAATCGTTGGCGGTGCTTCACGCATCAAGTTTAACTCGAAGTTCGAGAAACATTTTATAGACGAGATTGACTATCCATCACTCTACATTACAAAGGGCATAAATCGCTCGCACTATGATAAAGTGGGCATTAGTAAAGTTCCCGTGAAAAGGGGATTCGGTACTTTGATGATAGATCTTACCGACTATAATATGGTCGGTACTCCTGGCGTAGTCGCTTTTAATCCAATATTCGACGAGAAGACTGGCTACACATCAAATAATATCCTTAAAATCAAGCCGGACAAAATCACTATAAATAACATTACGTACAAGAGAACGAGTGTGGCACTTATGACATACTTAGCCGTGCAGCCTTACTTGTTTTACGTATTGAAACAAGTGCTCCGATACGAGGGCTATACACTCATACGCAATGATTTTGACTGCGAACCATGGAATCGACTTATAATCGCTTCAGCTCGTCGTACGGCTCGTATTAAACGTTCCCTACCACATTGGTCAGTTTACACCTTTATCGAGGAGGTGCAAAAATTACTGAATGCCAGGTTTATTTTCGACGAAGTGAAGAAAACCGTTAGCATTCTGCCTTTCGATGAGGTGAATTTGAACTCTGCCATCACTTATGAGTGTCTCGACGAGTTTTCTTCAGAATATGATGAAGATGGGGTGAAATACCTTTCGACATCGAATATTGAGTACGAATTTGACCAATCTACAGCACGAGACTGGCGAGACTGCATACCTATTTCTGTTTTCCGGGAGTTTACAACAAAAGAATACACTTCGGTTGACGATATGCTTACTGCAGCTAATAAGATGATGACCAAAGAGCGCCGAACTACCATTTTTAAAGTCGGATGCGACTATTATGTTTGGGCTATTCTCTCAGATAAAACGGGGTCATTAGAACCCATAGGAAAACCAGGTTCAGCAATAAACACAGAGCAATGCGTACTCTGCGGTTTATTTAGTCCGGTCATTCGTGATACAGAGAGTGATGATAGTATAGCATTAAAAATAAGTCCTGCAGCTATCGTTGAGGGTAAGGTTGACGCAAGACCCTTTGACCCCATTTCTCAGATAAAGGGCGTTCACGTGTGCTTGGCTTCTGTGCCGAACACAAATGACTTTTCTCTCGACAAAACTTCATCTTCTGACGACGACACTTACATTTCCGTACAAGATGCAATGGAGGGCAGCGATATAGAGAGCAACGACGCAGAGCCTGATGAAGGTCAGCTCCCCGTGATGTTCCAGGGTGTGAACGTGGTAAATATCGTTAAACGGCAAGCATGTTCGTATTCGTCGAGACTTGAAAACGAGGATACCCTTGCAAGGTTCCCAACTACACTCACTGACTATCGACGTTTCCCAGACTGGGTCGGCAGCGGTGAAACAGCTTCCCTTTCCCTCAACATATTGCCTCGACGAGGCTATCGCGACGAGGAAGGCAAGTGGCATTTCGGTAGCTGGGGAGCAGGGCCTGCAGTGGGCTATGATACAAAAATAAATATCGACACCCATAACCTCCACAATATCAAGTTCATCACTGATGAAATCCCCGACCCCTCAAAGATTTACATCTTCCGAAACCAAAAGTTTATCTGCCAAAAGATAGAAGTAGAGGTGGCTGATGGTAGCGTGAACCGCGTGAAGACCGGCTACTTCTACAAGTGTTTATAAGTCGCCAACAAAGTGCTTTGTACTCTCGTGCGCCACCTTCGGACTCTTCAGATACCTATTGGTAACAGATATGTCCGAGTGTCGCGCTTGGTCACGAGCTACGACAATGCCTTCGGCGTTGGCGAGGTCGCGAATTCCGGAGTCCTTCAGACTATAGAACTGGTACGTGTCGGGGAAGCAGAGAGCTTTCCGGACACGTACCCATTCTTGCCTAAAGCGGTTCACCGCTATCTGCTCACTGCCCGGACGTATGTGCTTGCCAAAGAGATAGTCTTGCGATGGGTGGCTGAACACGCCCTGCTCAATCATCACCTTCAGTAATGTGTCGTTGAGTGCTACCGCCTGCTCCTTACCGTTCTTCGCTACCTCTGCAGGTATCGTTATGCACTGCTCCTTTATTGATATGTCGCCTATCTTGATGTGACGCAGTTCTTCCGGTCTGATAAAGGTGTAATACTCCATCAGACAAGCGAGGTAGAACGCCGGACGCTTCTCCTTTGTGTACTCCTTCAATCTCCGCAGATCCTCGGGCTTGATGCTGTCGCGAAACTTCTCGGTCTCCTTCATCATCTTGATACTCTCAACGAAGTTCTCAGTGATGTACTGCCTATCCACAAGCCACGTGGCGAAGGTTGACAGCCATGTGCGATAGTTGTTGCGAGTCGTGGCAGACCGCTCCTTGTCGAACACAATGTAGTCAAGAAAATCAATGACAAGGAGTCGGTCAAACTGGTGTACGTACTTTATGCAGGTCTTTGCCTCGTCGATGTAGGAGAGCAATACCGCCAAACGGCTGCGATAATCAGTAGCCGTCTTCGACTTTATCATACTCTTCTTCTCAGCCACCTTCAGATAATCGGTGTAGCGCTTCACCACGGCTTCCCATGTTGTGTAGCTACGTGCCTTATCATTATTGACAAATGGGTTCCAGCCGGCTGTGAGCTGCTGTGTGAGGTTGGTGATGAGCACGGTGGCGATGTGCTTACGCTCCTTTAGCTTGTAGCCATCGAGCATGTATTTCTTGCGGCGGAGCCCGTCAATAGTGGGGTCATAAGCATAAAAGTCTACATACCAGTGTTTGCCAGTATGTAACCGCGGAAGAGTATATCCTACTATATCTCTTACAGATAAAAGTTTTTTCGCAGAAGTGTACATTTTTTTACATTGTTCGCCAGATGGCAACCAATGCTATTAAACAATCAGCGTCCGAGCTACCGTCCGAGTCTCCGCAACGCCCATAAACGAATTATGGCCGAAGTTCCTTTGCATAAAGGAATTTCGACCATTCGTAGTTGCGGAGGCAGGACTCGAACATGCGACCTCCAGGTTATGAGCCTGGCGAGCTACCAACTGCTCCACTCCGCGAT